GCCAGCAACGGCACTGCCACCAAGGACGGCCAGTACCGCTACATCGGTATCGGTCACTTCGGCTATCTGGCAGAGCAGCAGCACGGCGAGTTCCGCTTCAACATCGACGGCACCAGCCAGGCCAACTTCGACCGTGGCACGGTTGCTATCGGCATGACCACCGACTACTCGCTGACCGAGCTCTCCGGCAAGGTGAACAACGGCAACGGCACTCCCCAGGCCTTCAAGCTCATCAAGCTCGTCGAGCCCGCAAGCTCTAACGAGATTGGCGGCTAAACTCTCTCTATCCAAGTAACAGGTTTCATAGTCCCTGAGACCGGCGGGCACTCCGATGCACCAGCAACAGGTTGTTGCCCGCTGGTTTTTATTAACAGGGTGTCAAGCGGTTCGCCCGCTTGAACATCAAAACATAATGCAATGAAGCAACTCGACGAAATCATCTACGACGCAATACGCTCAGACGCAAGCCTTATGGAGGCTATCGGCGGTCATGTGGTCAGCACGTGCTTTGAAGTACCGCCAACGGAGGACGACAACACCCCGTTGCCGAACATCATCATCACCGACGACGGTTTTCAAAACAACGTTACCACTAAGGACTGTGTTTGGGAGGGTGCCGAAGACCAGGTGCAAGTGACCGTTGACATTGCCGCCAAAAGCCCCGACGAGGTGAAGCTGCTTGTGCGCCGTGTGCGTCGCTGCATTGAGCAATATATGGGCAGGCTATACAGCCAGGGCGCAGAGACACCCATGCTCGTATCGTTGCAGTCTGACGGCATTGCATGGGACTGGATGAAGCCGTGCTACTACAGTCACCTTATTTATCAGTGTATAACCACAACAGATATTTGACATGAGCAAGAACGCAACTGAAGAACAGCAACAGCAACAGCCAACAACGACAGCTAAAAGCGGTTCGCCCGCTTTTGTCGACGAGCTGCTGAAGAACGGAACCGCCATACTGACCGCCAAGACGCGCGACGAGCTGGCCGAAATGGTCAACAAAATCCCCGCCGACGTGCACTATGGAGCAGGAGCCGTAGGATTTAACCCAGAGACAGGAGCATTCACGCTCCGCGTCGATATTGTAAACAATTAAAAAGTTACGCATTATGATATTAAAAGGTCAGAACTTCAGATTACTCATTCAGAACCGCAACCAGCTACGTTGTGTAGGAATGGCGACGAATTGCACCGTGACGCTGACTAACAACACGGAGCAGGCTGAGACTAAAGACGACGTGGGTATGGCTGCAAAGCCTACTATGGTCAGCCAGTCATGGCAGGTGCAAGTAGACTCACTCGAAATGGTAGGCATATCAGTACTCCTCAGCAACATGCAGAGGAACATCCCGTATGTGCTCGTTTGGGACGAGACATCACCCAGCAACAACCAGGACATAGTGGGTGCTGCATTCGCTCGAACAGGCGAGGCCTATATGAGCGACGCAACTTTCCAGTTTGACGACCGCACCAACAGCGCGAAGAACCTTACGTTCGTCGGCACGGGGCCGCTGAGCAAAGTGGAGGCAGGAGCCACGTCAACGCCAATGGACCCAGCGGGCTACACCAAGGGTCAGTTCGTGCGCCTCTTCCTTGGCAGCGACAACTCTGCCGAGCCTGCAAAAGTCATCGCAGCAGCCCGCACGCTGGCGTTGCACGTCAGCCTTTCGCTTGAAAACAGCACGACGAAGGACACGCCGGGAAGCTGGCAGGTACAGGAACCGACAGGACTGTCATACGACATCACAACAAGTGCACTGGTACGCGGTGCGGACACTATCACCAGCAGCGTAGACGGGCAGGACCTTGCATCCATCGAAGAAATCTACGAGGCAGGAACCCCAGTCAAGTGGAAGATAGCCAACGTCACTGGCGACAACCAGCGCACGCCATCGAGCACTATTGTCAGCGGCAGCTGTCTGATTACTCAGCTCTCAATCCAGGCACAGTCCCGTCAGAGTGTGTCCTATCAGGCAACACTGACAGGCAACGGAGACTACTCAACCAACTCCTGACACTATACACGCCTGCCGCTGTCCTGTTCTTTTCAAGCCAGGCAGTTGGCGGGCGTTCTTCTACCTACGGCAGTCAGCGCACTGACCGTCTGACCATTACCACCCCCGACGATTCTCCGTCGGTTGTCATCCACCATTCCCGACGTTTCCCCGTCGATTATCATCCACCATCCCAGACGCTTCCCCGTCGGGCTAAAAAAAGGACTATGATCACAAAAGAAATTACCATTTGCGGCAAGGTCGTTACCCTTGCCTACTGCTACGCCACCGAAATCGCGTACAAAGACCTCTGTGATGAAAACATCGCCGACTACATCAAAGATGCCGTCGCTTGCATCCAGAAGGAAACAGACCCAGACGTCAAGCACACCATCTACGCAATCCTCGCCTGCATGCTCGCCTACTACCAGAGCCGTAACGAAGAAGCCCCCCTCACTGACACCGAACTGATGAACGAAGCAAAACCAGCAGAGCTCGGCACCGCCATCTTCACCATCATCGGCCTCCGCATGGACTTCTACCACGTCCCTAAAGGCGAACCAAAGGACACCACCACTACCGACGCATCTCCGTCGGGCACGGAGGACAAGGGAAAAAACTAACCACCGCCCACGACATCTACCAGCTCGTCGTGGGCGAGATAGGCATCCCTCGGCGTGAGTTCCTATATGACATCCGATTCTGGGAAGTACGCCGCATCATTCGCGGCTACCGCAAGCGTAACAGACTAACCCACCAGCTACTGGCGGAGATAGTATATACCACAACGTACACCATGCGCGACCCGCAAGGAAAGAGACCAGCAGATATGTTTCCAGAAATATTCTCGGATGAAAACGAAGACAGCACAGGCGGTATATCCGAGGAAGACCAGCACGAGATGCTGGCACTCATCGACGCGGAGAATGCGAGACTGACACAAAGCAGCGAGGAATAGTCCCCGCTGCTTTTCTATACATCCATACTGTCGCCCACCATGTTAAAATCATCCTGAACGTCCTTGGCTATCACCTTCGCATAGCGCATAGTCTGGTCAATCTTCTTGTGACCGAGCATCCGCATCACGTTCTGAACCTTTGCACCCTTGCTCAGCATGTATGTCGCAAACGTGTGACGGGCAAGGTGAGAGTGCAAACCGTCAATGCCGATAACAGCACCGAATGTCTTCAGCAAGCAGTTGTATTTTTGATTCGGCATCTTGGGCACCTGCCAACCGTGACGCTCCAGCACATCAACCACAGGCGGCAGCAGCACACCGACGAACGGCACGCCGGTCTTCACCCTCTCGCCTCTGTAGACAAACCGCTTCGTCTTTTTCTCCGAGATTTTATCTCGGACCGCCTCTTCTTTATACTGCTTGATGTCGAATGCCTGCATGTCACTGTACGACATCCCCGTGAACATCTGGAACACGAACAAATCCCTCACCGTCTCCATCTGCGTCCCAGGCACCGGGTGCGTATCCATTATCAGTTTCATCTGCTCCTCTGTCAAATATTCGATATTCTCATCCTCACCATTCTTAAACTTCCCAATCAGACGGTCATACGGACTGGCACTAATCAGACCGAAGTCACGCGCCCTGTTCAGCAACGCCTTCAGGTGCTTGTGATAGTTATGTACAGTCCCGTCGCTCACAGTAGCCACTACTCCCAGTCCTTCTCGACTGGGCTTCCGTGCATTCACATTCTCCATGTTTCGAAGCCAGTCGTCCCACAAGTAAATATTCTCCACCGTCAAGTCCGACCATGAGCGCAACCGTCCGAACTCCTTCAACCTCGTCATCAGCAGCTCGTAATGCTTCCGAGTACCGCCACACACATTCAGCTGCCCGACCTGGTCCTCCATCCACGCCAGCATGCGGTCCTCCTTGCCGCTAACCTTTGTCCCGTCGTAAATATACTCCTTGATTGCCGCCATATCAATCGGCCTGCGATGTTCGATGAACTCATTCACTTTCTCATTCACCCGTGCAACAATAATGCGCAGCCTGTTATTCAGCGCATCCGCATCAGGCCGGTTGACAATCGCCCCAGCCCAGTGCTTTGCACGCACGCGAATACCTGTATATATATAATATGACTTACGATTATAAGTCACCCTAACCTCCAGCGCACCATCTCTGTCGCGCTCAGCAGTCTTCTTCCTGTCGAAAATAATAGCTGTCGATAGCATAATAATTTATAATTATAATCGTTATTTAAATAATTGGTAAAACATTTCAGCCATTTGGTAAAACATTGGTAAAACATTTAGCAGTTAAATCCGTAAAAATCCGTAAATATCCGGTAAAACATGATTTTTCAAAAACCTTTTAAAACCCCGATAAATAAAGAGGATGCCCGTATTTTACTACCGTCACCCTCTTTTATTAAAGTGATCCGGTCGGGATTTAATATGATATAAAGGATTCCCTTTATTTATGGGGGCTTCGAGTGGTAAAACATTGGGAGTGGTAAAACATTAATGGTTATTTTTATTATTTT